CAGCAGCCCGTCATAGGCGTAGCTGAGGTTGGCCGAGTTGTCGGCGCCAATCGCGGTTTGCGACTGGTTGCTGGTGCTGAGAGGAGCCGAGATCGCCAAGCTGTTGATCGTCGTGATCGCCTGCAAGGTCTCGGCCCCGGGGGCGTTGGAGACATACCAGGCATAGGCTACTGCGCCCTGCAACCCTGTGACGCTGCACGAGAGCATCTGGCCCAGGGTCACCGCGTGACTTGCCTCGGCGCTGATGTTCGACGAGCCGCCCGAGAGCATGTAGCTTCTTCCGTCGGCACCGGTGACGGTCATCGAGGTGGCGACGCCGCCAAGGACGCTGGAATTCTGATAGCCCTCAAGAGTCAGGACCACGACTCTGACGTAATAGGTTCCCGTCGGGAGCGTGGCGCCGGTCCCAGACACCGACAAGACCGGGGTGGCCGGCGTGCCGAGCTGCAAGGTGGCGTTGCCGGCGAGGATCGCCATCTCTTCCTTCAGCATCATCTTCTGCAGAAGGCGGAAGGTCATTCGCGCCTGAATGTCCTCGAATTCACGACCGGCCGAGATCGCTTCAAAGGTTGCTGCGTCCTCCTCGCCTATCGTTACGTAAGTGGCCGATTTGTTCGAGGTCGAATAGGACATCTGCCCCGAACGCTGACCTTCCGGCACCCACCCCATGGAGTCGAAGCCGGAGCCGATGACGGCATTGACTTGGCGCCAATTGGTGGCAGTGCCGGTTCCGCCGCCAACGCGCGGCATCACGTTGCGGATCGGCGTCACAAAGGGATAAAGGTTCTTGGCCGGTGCTTGAAGGTCGTACGCAACCAGACCGGTTGCCGTTGATATCGATTTGGTAAGCGTGTCGTTCGGCTTCGCCAGAGCTCCTTTTAGCAGCTCCAGAGATTCCTGGGTAATAGGGTTCATCTGATGGTCCTCCCGGAAGGGGGGCAATAAAAAGCCCGGCATGGGCCGGGCTGGCGGTGGTCTCTCGGCGAACCAGAGGCGTCCCCGAGAGACCGAAGGGGTAACGATTGTCTCGGTATTACCCGGCTTGTTCGGCGGGGGCGAGGCCGAGCACCCGTATCGGGTTGGCATAGCTCGCCTTGATCAGGGTCAGTGTCTGTTCCTCCTTGCTCATTTTGGCGAGGGCGGCGGCTATGGCTTCCGGCGAGAGCTGAGTATCACCGGGGCTTCCCATGCTCCGCCCGTCTTGCTGCTTTGATACTGCGACGCTGCCCCGGGCAATGGTCAGCGGCGGAAGCGGCGTGCGGGCAATGTCATCGACCCGCTTCGACAGGCGGTCGAGCAGCGGCACCATCTCGCCCAGCGTTTTGACCAGTGCGGCCTTTTCGGCGCGTTCATCCGCCAGCACCTTGGCAAGCTCGCCTGCCTGCGTGGCCTTGCCACGCTCGAATTCGGTGCCCTGCCGTTCTTCCTCGCCGACTGCAGGCTGACCGGCACAGAAAGCGCCGGCGGCCAAGAGATGGTCGTGGGCCGCGCATAGATGTCCCAGCGTCTCCATGGAGTGGCGCGCACCCGCCCTGATTACTTTTTCAGTCTCGCCCCCGCCTTCACCGGTGGGCACTACGCCAAGAGTCTGCGGCTGCTGAGAGCACGTCTTCGCGTCGGTGAGTTTCCGGATGCATTCATGGGCGATATCCACTAGATTCTGGTGCGCGAGGCGATAATCCGCCCCCGCCTTCCCAATCGAAGTATCTACGGTGGCATTGTCGCCCGACCGAAAATCGGATGCCGGCGGTCTCACCTGCGGTGCCACCTCGCTCGCATCGTCGACTGGATCAGCCGCCAACGCGACCGAGGGAGCAGCCCCCGCCTGCAGCAGATGACTGCGGGCTCTGGTGACATGCGCCTTCGCCTCCGCCGGCGGGCCGTCTATCTCCATGCATTTGTCGCAAGCGTAGAGGGCCAAGTCTGCCAACGCCTGGTCAGCGTGCGAGTGCTTGACCTTGGCGAGAAGGCGGGTTGCGAGCTGCTGCATTTTCGGGTTTCCCGTTTTGAGGAGTGCGGCGATGCCTGCCCTGTCGAATGAGGAGGTGCCGGCGAACAATTTGGTTGCGTCCAAGCCGGAAGATGCCGCCAACTGCAGATTTTCGAGAAGTTCATCGGTTTCTTCAGCTACCAGCGCGGAGAGAAAGCTGCACAATTCGGCAATAATCGCCTGTAACCGAGCGGGCTGCGGCGAGTCGTCGCCCTCCATCGTCGCCTCGATTGCGAGCGCATCGTGTAGCCAGTCGAGATCGAGAACGATCTGCGCGAAGCGGCCGACGTCCCAAAGCGCCTTGGTCAGGGCGGCGCATGATGCTTTTGCGTCATCCTGGGCCGAAGGCGGGCCGTCGGCATCGATTGTCTCTTTCCAGGCGGCGATGATCTTGTCTTTAATCCGCTTCAGCTGATCGGCGGTGTATCGCGCTGCATTCTCTGGCTTGTTTATATAGCTCCAGGCCGCCCTGATATGCCGTTCGCTGTCAATCGGATAACGTCGCTTGCCGTCCGGTTGATATCCGGGATCGGCGTGAGTTACCGCGTCATCAGGCCGGGGAACATTGCTCGAGATTTCGCTGGCCTCTCGGCCATCAGCCTTGGCGAGCGCCCCTTCGGCCGTCTCGATCGCCTTTCTTGCCGCATCAATCGTCACCTCCGCTCCGCAGGTATCGTCGACGTTCACTTGGCCCTCCTGACCGGCGCCGGAATTCTGCGGCGTGAGCGCTCGCTTCTGGAGGCACCTGATGGCGTCGTTCTTGGCGCGATGACTGTGATCGGGCATGCCGCAAGCCCAGATCTGAATTGGCGGGTTGAAAGGCTCCTCCGCAAGCGTGGCCGGCGGACTTCGCCCACCGACGCCTTCGGCGGCTTTCCAACAGTCAAAGACAGCCTCGGGGTTTGCCGGGCGGTCGACCAGCGAGATCTCATTCAGAACGAGGCCAGTGATTGTCTTTGGGTCGCCCGGCGCGCGCTTCGTCACCCGGCCGCCGATAGAAAAACCCCGATACACCTGGTTCCTGACCTTGACCACTGCAATCGGATCGACAACATGTGCGACAATTCGGGTCACGCCGTCATCACCGATTTCGGCCTCGAGCGTAGTTCCAGCCGCCGAGAGCTGATGCATCTCGCGCAGTGCGGGGAAGCGCATGTAATCCGGGATCGCCGCACGTATCGCATCGGCCTGCACGACCTCTCCTTGGTCGTCCACCGCCTCGGATGTCGCGATCCCGTGCACTCGGACGGTTCCGTCGTCCTGAGGCTCCACCTTTTGAATTGCGCCATACAGTCGCATGATCAATGTCCCACCAATGAGCCGTGCACATGCCTCCAGGGGCTCGTCATTCTGCTGCCTCCCGGCGACCCGCCCGCATCGCGGGTCGGGGATCGCTCGAGGCGATCGGCTCTGGGTGCATTGAGGGGTCAGGAGGCTTGCCAAGCGCCCCCGCCAGCATTGTGATCGCCTCGAGCGCCTGGCTCGCCGATGTCGAATTGTCCGGAACGAGGATCTTGACCGCCGCGGCTGTAACCGCTGCCCAGACCGGATCCCCGGTCACGACATAACAAAGCGACCCGGCAAGTACGCCCAAACCGATGATGGTGCTCGGCTGGAGCGGCCATTGGAATGCTGTCTTACCCAACATCTGCCTGTCACCCTGTCAGTTCGCAGCATTGGTCAGATCGGTCGACGCGAGTTTGCTGACTTGGACGCAGCCGCCCATAGCCACCAGCGGGACAGCTACGTAGTGAACAAATCGCCGCTTTCGCATTGCTGGGAACCCTTTCGAATGGTGGCTTCACGTCCACCAGTGTGCGGAGCACTGCCGTCAGGGCGAGGTGAAGGTCAGCGAAGTAATCGGCGGCAGGTTGACATTGATCGTGAGTGCTCCGGTAGCATTGGGAGTCTGCGCCGTATCCGTTGCGGTGAGTGTTAACGAAGTCGGCGTGCTGCGGGAAATCGCCGCAATGTTAAACCCAGTCGCGTCGGCGGTTATGGTGAGCTCCGATGCTGTCGCCCATTCGATATTGGCCGGCGGTATCGGGTTGCCGTTCTGGTCGCCGACGGTTACGTGCACCGGCAAACCACCCTCAACGAGGGTCAGCGAGTTAATTGGTGTCATGTCAGCCTCCTTGGTCAGTTGGAGCCAGCGTTGCTCCTGAACCCCCGCTTTCAAGCATGCGAAGGAATAGTCGAGATGAATTCTGGACCCTCATCCCGTCATTCCCGCGCAAGCGGGAATCCAACGGAATTTCAGCTATTTACCCTGAGCCCCACTTTCGCAGGGGCGACGACACCGGCAGTGCAACTGCGATGCGGTTTCGTCGTGTGGTAATTCAGATAACCAGGTCCTGGCTCTTGACCGGATCAGATCGGCAGAACGCGGTCGTCGTAGTATTGGGCGATATTCTCCGACACGGGGCCGGCGATCTTGACGCGGAGTGCATTGCCCACTGTCGAAACCGGCAGATCCATCATGCGCGCGACTGCCGCGATGCTGTATCCGGCCTGACGCGCCAGGGCGATCGTTTCGCGGACGTGATCGCTCAAGCGACGGACACGACGAATTCTCTTCACGGCCATTTTTCCCACCCGTGCGAGACGGCGCTCGCGGTAACGTGCGAACCCGGCTACCGGACTTTCGCAGTCGTCGCCGCGGGCTCGGTTTTCGGCGCAACGGCGTCGCGCAGCGGCACCGGTCCCTGAGCAGTCAGGAACATCGGCTCGTCACCGCCCTCTATCGGGTCCAGCCCGAGGATGTCGCGCGCCTCGTTCAGCGTATAGATGCCGTCCTTCACATAGCCGCTGAGGATTGCCGACTGGTCCTTCGGGTCCGTCGGCCGTACGTCCGACCAGACAAACTCGAGGTCGGCATGTCCCATGCGATTTTGGATCACGCTGTCGACGAGCCGCTTGACCCAGCCCATCAGCGGCGCAAGCCCCTCTTCGAGCGCGGCTTGCTGCGAGGTTTGCGCGGTCGCCCGATTGACTTGAGGGGTGAAGGCGGTCGGTGGCAACGAGAACGCATAGCAGACGATACGCGCCAGCCACTCGTCAAAATCGTCCTTGTATGGCGCCTCCTTGAAAGGCTGGTATTTGGCACCGCTTGGTCCCCACAGGAGCCGCGTGCGGCTGCCAGTGTTGCCTGCCAGGATCGAGTCGAACCATTCCTGGAACTGGCGGATCTGCTCAGCGTTCCAGCCGTCCGGCGCGCTGAGCAAGCCGGCTGGCACATTGCCTTCAGTAAAGTGCTGCAGTTGCATGATCTGCCGGCGCAGCCCGATGTTGACGGTTACAATGATCTGCTCGACCTGACTATAGCCGTACGCCTTGTGGGGGCGACGGTTGCGTGGCAGATAGATCAGCTCGTCCTCGCTCAGCAGGCGCCAGGGCCGGCCGTGGATGACCTGCTCATACGCTGGCGCGGGAGGCTGCGGCCGGCGGCCGGTTTCGTCGATCAGCACCTTGATGGTCGACCCGTCGACGACGTCGAGGCCGATGATGTCGCCGCCGCGGTTGCGGCGGACCTCAAAGGCCGGGGCATCGAGGACCAGAACATCCTCGAGCGCCTCCCGCAACCATGTGGCAAAGGGCTGCTCGCCATCGGGCTTGCACCAGAACTCGGTCAGCCGGTCGATGCGCGCCGCCGCATCCGGGGCCGGATCCCGTTCGTTCCGCGATTTGACTTTCCACTCCAGCTTCTCGATCTGGTCCTTGCGTGTCTCGATCGCGAGCCGGGTGATGTCGTGGCGGTCGGCCAGGGCCCTGAGTTCGTCGAAACCGATCGGCTCATAGGAGCGCGGCGTATAGAGTGTGTTGTAGCCGACCGGAAAATCCCACAGGCGTACCCGCTCGCGCTC